ACTGGTAACGTCGCAGTTGGTACTGGATCGTCTAATGGTATAATTACCACAACATATAACAATTATGTTGCTCCTGCGGCTGCCGCGGATGTTTTGACACTTGATGATTCGGTTGATTTCTCTAGTGCCACGTCCAACGTTTTGACCACACAGAGTTATGTAGATCATGCCGTCTGGAAGCAGACCAAGCGTCTCAATTTAATTGTAGGCGCTAACGACGCCCAGCTCGCAACTATGACCAACTTGATGAACATGGCCAACTCTTTGGCCGGTTCTGATGCCGTTCAAACTTTAGGCACTGTTTTGGACACTACTGCTGAGATCAAGGTTTCTATGACCGATGTCATGAACGCCGCTTTTGAGCCGATTGTTATCAATTGTGCTCCCTCGGTATGGGCCGACGAGTGCCCTCCTGAGCCCATTCCTTACACGGTTTCTAATACATATTCTGGCGACGGATGGTATTTCAAGAACTATGCCATTGTCAATGCCGGAGTTTCATCGGCTTCTAAGATGAACTGGTATTTGCCCGCTAATGGTGCTGGCATGAAGATGAAGCATCTCATTAACTTGTTCGCCAGCATTCATGCCGTAAGTGATGTGTCTCTACCCTTTATCAGTGTTTTCACTCAACCCAAGACTGGTGCTGGTGCCAACAACTTGTGGCCCATTGCTAATGCCAGGATCCACTTTTTATTTGCTCCCACTACTGCCACGTCAACCACTAGCAAGACCAACTACACTTTGTACACTGGCAATAAAATCCCGGTCAATACATACAACAGTGTCCCGCTAAGATGCAACCAGACAACTACTTCAAATTCCACCAATGCATACAATGGAACATACGGAAACGTTATCAGCGTTTCTAGTTCTACTAGTTTTGCTGATTCGTTTGATCAGTCTATTGTATCATTAGAGGACAACATTGCGTTCTTCTGTATTCAAAGTGCGTCTACTGCCGCCGCGGGCAATGTTGAGTTCATTTTGAGTTCTTTCAATATTACTGCGCATGACACCACAAGTGTTAGCACTGTCACTACTAAAAATGGCACAACTAAGATGATGTTCCAGAACTCGTCTGCCACCACCAATTACTTGTACAACAACTTGTTCAAGAAGCATTCCGATTTCTCGGCGCTTGTTGCCAAGCCGGAGTCTATGTACAATGCTTACAATGCCGCGGTTACGCCTGTTTAAGGCGACAACGCCGAAAATCATGGTCTGATTTAAGCCAAAGGCGACAATCATGGTCTGATTTAAGCCAAAGGCGCCAAAGGCGACAATCCGTATTACTTTTGAAAAATAATAGATATTGTTTATTATTTTTATTATTTTGGATTTCTCTTGATGCTCATCAAAAAATTGATTGCCGAAACAATTTAAACATTGACACGCATAAATTATAGAATTATTTAAAATGAACTTTTCACAGCAACCTAAATTATCTAAGGCAGAATGGAATTCTGTTGAAGAACCAGTATCAGAGGATGAACAAAAAATCCTCAAAATGATTATTGATGGCTACAACGACGTCAATGTCAAACACAATCATAATATATCTCTATTGGATTATTCCAAGATAGAGAAGTCGGAACTCATTGAGAATTTCATTTATGTGAAGTTCTTCAAATCCATTGTTTTAGAAACTCAAAAATTAAAAAATATTCCCGAACAACTTAAACAATTTTCCGTGAAAGAAGAACCCATCAAAAAAATCAAAAAAATGGATGTCATTCGCATTGAAAACGTCTCGGCCAGAATAACCGAAAACATGGCAAATTTAATTGAATTTATTTTCTTAGATTTGACCCATAACATGATGAAATACTTTTGCGAAAAAAACAGCAAATTTGGATTATACTATTATGCGCTCACACATTTGCGCGGCATATCCGTGACAAATATTAATACATATGTGTTTGAATTCATTGATATGGCTGTAGCTCATGTTGGTGAAAATATGTCGCTCGCCAATGTAGTATCAAATTCATGTGAATTCATTGAACAAAATGACAATATTTACAAGTACGGTGACATTACCCTGTATGATCATCAAAAACGTTTATTCACGGTTTTACAGCGACCGGTTGATCATAGAGATAAACGATCAAATTTGGTTTTGTATATTGCGCCCACCGGAACAGGTAAGACATTGTCGCCAATTGGATTATCCAATTCATATCGCGTGATATATGTTTGCGCGGCGCGCCATGTTGGCATTGCATTAGCCAAGTCCGCAATTTCAGTGCATAAATGTGTGGCTTTTGCATTTGGTTGTGAAACAGCCGCTGATATTCGCCTCCACAATTATTCGGCGCAGGTTTTCAAGGTAAATAAGAGATCCGGTGGAATTGGCAAGATTGATAATGCATTTGGTCAAAAGGTGGAAATCATGATATGTGATGTCAAATCTTATTTGATTGCAATGTATTACATGATGGCATTTAATGAGCGAACCAATTTGCTGACTTATTGGGATGAGCCGACAATTGGAATGGACGACGAGAAAGCGGACAACATTTTGCATGAAATTACGCACAGAAACTGGTCGGAGAATAAGATACCAAACATGGTATTGTCGTCGGCCACACTGCCCACCACTGACGAATTGGCGCCGGTTATCAATGATTTCCGATCCAAATTCAATAATGTGATTGTTACAGAAATCAACAGTCATGATTGCAAGAAGTCAATCACACTTTTAAACAAGATGGGGTATTGCGTGTGCCCGCATTTGCTACATGAAGAATATGAAAAGATGATAGAATGTGTTCAATACTGTCATCAGAATAAGACCTTGTTGCGATATTTTGATTTGGCCGAGGTCACAAGAATGATAAATCATTTGAGCCGCACAGATTTAATTCCTGAGGATTATTTGGTAGATGCATACTTTGACGGATCCATCACAAATATTCGCATCAATAGCATCAAGGTCTATTATTTGGATCTTCTTAGACAAATTCCGGAGGACAAGTGGCCATTTATCTACAAGTCTATGAAGGAGTCATTGTGCAGATGTTTGCCCGGCGAAAAAAAGTTGATGCCTGCCGATATTAAAAAGTCGTCAAGCATTGAAATTGTGTCGTCATCAAATATGTCAGGCAATTCCATTTCGCGCACTAAAAGTGTATTTGAAGCTCTGACGGAGTCAAAGAAAAAGACTCCGCTAGAACTCGCAAAGGAAAAGTCAATTGCATCCGGCGGAATCTTATTGACCACGGTGGATGCCCATACGCTGACAGACGGACCGACCATTTATTTAACAGAAGATGTAGACAAAATCGGCAATTTTTATATTCAGCAATCCAATATTTCAAAAGACACATTAGACGAAATAATGTCCAAGATTTGGCACAACAACGCAATTATTGAAGAAATTTCAAAGCTGAATGATGAGCTAGAGGATCTAATTAAAAGCGAAGAATCAGTTAAAATAGATAGCAAAAAAGATAGCAAAAAAGAATCGCGAATGACGGAGACCGATGAGATGTTATTTGTCAAGTCAAAACGCACCGAAGATAAGATAAACGGACTAAAAGCCAACATGAAATATGTGTCATTTGACACAAATTACATTCCAAATACTGTTGGACATCAAACTATATGGGTATCCAGCGACAAGGCTAAAATGGTAGAAAATGCATTTGCGCCAAATATAGATCAATCAACTGTGCAAGAAATTATGAGTCTAGAAATTGCAGACGGACTCAAAGTGATGGTTTTGTTGGGCATTGGAATATTTAGTGAAACTACTAACAATAGCGCGTATAATGAAATTGTTAAACGACTGGCTAATAACAAGCAACTGTTTATGATTATTGCTTCGTCAGATTACATATATGGAACCAACTATCAATTCTGTCACGGATTTATTGGAAAAGATTTGCTCAAGATGACGCAGCAGAAGACCATACAGGCAATGGGACGCATTGGTCGCAACAACATTCAGCAGGAATACAGTGTGCGATTTCGCGATGACGACATAATTGCCAATTTGTTTTGTCCGAATGCAAATAATGTAGAGGCGCAAAATATGTGCCGAATATTACAAACTGACGAAGATGATGAATAATGATTGTCTCGCATAAATATATAACTAACCAATGTCAAGTAGTAGTAGTAGCAGTGATAGTAGCAGTGATAGCGATGATGATGAAATTACAAAACAAAGAAAAAAAGATAAATTCCGAGCCAAAGTGATGCGGCGACAAAAAAGATCAGAATTGGAAAATATAGAAGAAGAGAAAAAAAGAGAAATAAGATTACAACAAATGAAACATCAAAGAGAATATTTAGAAATGAAACGCAAAAAAGAAGCGTATCAACGTTTTTTATTGGAAAGGCAAAGAAATCCCAATAAAGAACCAATAGTATTGTTGCTTGCAACAATACGAAATAAAAAAATTAAAAATAATGCTGCTTCCAGAACTGCTAAAAATGCGTGGTATAATATGTCACCGCCCATTCAAATTGGGGAAAAACAAAATGAGACGCCAACTATTGAAGAATGGCGACAAATGATGGGATTGTCAGAGCCTACTCCAAAAAGCAGAAAAAAATTAGGTGGTCATAAATTTCGTAGAAAATTAACGCGCAATAAAAAACTCGCGATTAGACTCTAAATTCTTGTAATCCTTGTCAATCTTTGTAGGCAAATCAAACGGCGTTGCCAATGTGCTAACGTCCTCCATATATTTCATGTAGCCAACTGCTTCATTAAATGTATAAGGAACTGCATAATCAAGAACTAATTTGTTCATGACGGCGATTTGTCCTGGAATGTCATTTGGATTGTGCTCGGCATATTGGAGATAAATGCTGCGCATAATAATCTTAATTGTGTCTACATTTTGAGGGGCGACCGTGAACTTGGATCCAGACATGGCATAGACACCGGCGCGAATGCCGTTTTGAATAATTTGAATGTTGGCTGCGGAAAAATATGCCCGCGACAAATCCGACTCTTCCCATTGGCCGGATAGGGGGCAACGATAATCAGTTGCTTTGTTTTTAATGGCAACTTTCTCGGCCATGGCGAATTGGATGCGCGGATCGGGCATCTCCATAAGATTGACACGACCATTATATCTTGCTAAATCCAGGATTTTTTTATTGTGGGAAATCATCAATTCAGGAGATTTAGACATTGTTTGATAATACAATAGAGACAGAAAATTGTTTGTAA